ATTGTAATTTCCTGCGTACTCATTGACTCAGGCGGCCATCACACGACGCGGGTTTATGAATTCACGGGAAAGAACGAATTGCGCCGTTGGCATGCCATTGTAGGCCGCGGCGGTATCGGTAAGCCGCTCGTGAGCAAAGGAACGGAGCAAGGGCCGCAACGGACAAAGCTCTTTACCGTGGGAGTGGACACAGCGAAAGAGGATATCTTTACGAGCTTCCGCGCCGGCGCTACGGGTGCGGGGAGCTGCCATTTCTCGAAGTCTCTCCCATCGGAGTATTTTCGCCAGGTTACATCTGAGCAGCTCGTAAAGGTGAAACACGATTTCATTACGACCTTGAAGTGGATCAAAAAGACGGATCGCAACGAAGCTCTCGATTGCTTCGTCTACGCTCGCGCCGCCGTCGCCGTGCTCCGTCCGAATTTCGGGAAGATTAAGCGGAACCTGGCCGCGGCCGCCGAGCGGATCGCGGAGGCAAGGAAAGTACCGCTCGAGCCCGAGCCAGAAGTAAAGCCGGATGTGCCGAAGACGCCGCCGGCGCTCCCGGCAAAGAAGCCGGTTCCTAAGTCGCAGCAAAAGACGCTTGCGGCATTCAAAAACCCGTGGGTGAATTCGTGGAAGCGGTAATTTTGCTCTAATTCGCGTTATCGCGGCATAAATGGGGCGTGAGCACGCCGCCTGTAGTTCCGCCTACTCCCGATATTGTTTCAGCGCCGCGCACGGCGAACGATCCAACACAGCTCCGCGCCGGCGACTCCTGGCAGTGGACGCGAGTTTTTGGGGCGTATCCATCCGGCCAGGGTTGGACGCTTCAATACGTCCTGAATTCGCCGCAAGCCATCTTTCAATTTCCGGCGGGCTCGATTCTTGCCGATGCAGACGGGCAATCGTTCGATGTGCTCGTTACTGCGACTCAGACGGCCGGCGTAGCGCCTGGAATCTATGACCTGTATGCGGTTCTTACGCTCACGCAGAGCGGGACGGTTACAGGAAAACAGACGATTCTGCTACAGAGTGTCAACGTATCCGCCAACGTCCTTGGCGCTACGACGCCGATAGACACGCGCTCGTTTGTAAAAAAGACGCTGGATATGCTCGAAGCCGCAATCTCGGGAGATGCGAGCCCGCTTGTGCAGGAATACGAAATCGCAGGGAACGGCGGGAGCCGGCGCATTAACTACATGAATCGCACGGAGCTGATGAGGCTCCGCGATGAGTACAGATACAAGTACGACCAAGAGCGCGCCGCGAATGGCGAGTTTGTTCCTAAACGAAAAATCTTATTGACATTCCGGCCGCAAAGCTAAGGGGAGTCCATGCCGCTAACACTTTTAGATTTGAGCGAAGCGAAGCGCGCGCCGCTCTCGACGCCGGCCGCGGTTCTCGCGCCGGCTAAGCGCACGCTAACGCCGAACAATATGCAAGGGATTCTTTCCGGCGCGGGCAGCACGTTTGGCGGATTCTCTGCGGCTAAACCTGGCCGGCTTACGGCCGACTGGAGCCGCATCCCGCGGGCCGCCGATCAGATTCTAAGGATCGACCTTCGCTTTCTCCGCGCACGCGCACGCGAGCAGCAAATCAACTCGCCGATTGGCTCGAAGTTTTTGCAGATGCTCCGCACGAATCTAGTAGGGCCGCATGGAATCCGCATCGCGTTCAAGCTCGAGAAGCAACGCAAGCGCGGAAGCGAGATTCTCGACGATAAGACGAACGACGCGCTCAACAAAGCCTGGCGAAAGTGGCAACGCCGCGAGTATTGCACCGTTCACGGCAAATATACGTGGAACGATGTTTGTCGGATGGCCGCGGATGGCATCGGGCGAGACGGCGAAATCATCGTTCGCAAGGTGTATCTGCCGAAGACGCAAAACCCCTTCGGGTTCTCTCTTCAACTTATCCAAGCGGATCAGCTAGACGATAACTACAACATCCTGGGATCGCCTAAGCAGAATCAAATACGGCTCGGCGTTGAGGTTGACAGGTTTCAAAAGCCGCTCGCTTATCACATCTTTGAGGGCAATCCTTACGAGTCCGGTTTCGGCGCGTCGAACCGCATCCCCGTGCCGGCGAATCAGATTTATCACTTTTTCATACCGCGATTTATCGGGCAGACGCGCGGCTATCCGTTGCTAGCGCCGGTTATGTACGACATGAAGATGCTCGACGGGTACTTTGAGGCTGAGCTTGTGGCGGCTCGCTCTGGCGCTCAGATATTCGGCGCAATCGAGCAGGCGGGCTCCGAGAGCTACGCCGGCGACGGTGAAGACGCAGAAGAGGGCGCAACGCGGCTCGACGTTGAAAACGGAATGCTGATTCAGCTCCCGCCGGGCTCCACGCTCAAGAACACGAGTCCCGAGCATCCTACAACGGCGTTCAATCCGTTTGTGGAGCGTTCGCTCCGGCTCATCGCGTCCGGTATGGGCGTTGCATATCACGAGCTAGGCAATGACCTGGCCGGCGTGAATTACTCGAGCGGGCGGCTCGGCGTGCTCGAAGAGCGCGATTACTTTATGGAGCTGCAAAACCTGATGATTGACGCGCTCAATCGGCCGGTTTACGAGGACTGGATTAAATCGGCGCTTTTGAATGGCGCGATTGATTTGCCGTTTGATCCGGAACGCTACATGGACGATGAGGCTATCGAGTTTATTCCGCGGCGCTGGCCGTGGGTTGACCCGCTCAAGGATTCGCAGGCGTCAACGCTCGACGTGCAGAACGGCTTCTCGACGCATGCCGAGATACTCCATCAACACGGCAAGGATTGGCGCGCGGTTTATAAGCAGCTCAAGGCCGAGCAAGAGTTTGCGGATGAGCTTGGAATTCAGGTTGGAACGGATATCCGCGCCGATGCGTTGAGCGAGGTAAACGATGGTGCGCCGGATGAGAGCGGCGAGCCAGGCACGGACAGCAAGCCGGCGAAAGAAGAGCCGGCGAATCCGCCGGCGAAAAAGAAGCCGAAAAAATAGGTTAGGAGCCGGCCGCTAAATGGCTGGCTCTGCCTCTTTAGAGGCTCGAAACCGAAGCGATATCGCTCCGATGTGCGATCATTCTGGCTTCTTCTTATCGAGAGAATCCGCAATGCGCTTTAGCTGATGGGCTATCTGCGCCAAATAATGCTCGCCGATAGAATTTATGACAGACAGAAGCGTGATGCCGAAAATCCCACATACGATAAATATCAACGCTACAAGCCACGTGACCGGCGCAAGAAACAAAAACGCAATGCCAAAGATCAAATCTCGGGCGATTGGGTAGGAAGCGAGCCAAGTATGTGTCGCGCTGTACATTGAAGTCTTGAAAGTTATAACACTGTGCAAGTTTAAACCGGGCGAAATTTGCCCGGTTTTTTCTTTGCGTGGCATAACCGCACCATGAGCGAACTACTCAAGAGCTTGCCGCGCCAGTATCGCGCGATGCGCATTGAGCGCCAGGCGACGGAAGATGAAAACCGTTTCGCCTTCGCGCTCTCGAGCGAGCAGCCGGCGGATCAATGGTTTGGCCGCGAGGTTCTGAGCCATGACCCGAAGGCGATTCGCCAGGAGCGGCTAAAGAGCGGGATTCCTCTGCTCTTCAACCATGACACGGATCAGCACATGGGCGTTGTGGACGGCTATTCCGTAAAGGATAGCGTGCTCCGCGTCGAGGGCAAATGGAGCGCCTCCGCATTCGCGCAAGAAAAAAAGCGCGATTTCGACGATGGAATTCTCAAGGATGCGAGTGTCGGATACCTGATCCATCACATTACGCGCGATCAGGCCGGCGAGAATCCATCTTCCGATGACACGCTCAACGTTGACGATTGGGAGCCGCTCGAGGCTTCGCTCGTGACGATTCCCGCCGATCCGACTGTGGGCGCTGGCCGCTCCGCGGATGGCAGACAAGAGTTTCCGGTTGCGATTGAAGTACGCCGCCGGGATGCAGTAAACGCCGCTCCTGCGGCTATTCCAATTCAAATTGAGGTAAGGACAATGGCCGAGGAAACGAATCTTGTTCCGAGTGTGGAGCAAGTAGACCTGGCGCGGCGCGCTCGTATTACGGCGCTGGCGAGCGATAAGGATTTCAAGCGGTTTGTAACTGAGGCGGAAGTTCGACTCGCGCTCGAGGGTGGAACATCCATCAACGAATTCGCCGAGACGATCAGCCGGCGACTCGTCGCCGCGAACGATGCGGACAAGGTTGGAACCGCCGGCGAGAATGTACTCCGCGATGCCGGCAAGGATGCGAAGCGTTACTCCTACGCGAAGGCGTATCGCATGGCCGTGAATCAGGCGAAGCCTGGCACGTTCAAGG